ATTAAAGAGCTTACAACAGTACGGGAAGGGGTTCCAATTAAAAGTATTAGGATCATTACTTACAGATAAATCATTCTTACTTAACGTAAGAGATGTTCTACATGATCATTATTTTGATGCTGACTCCCACAAATGGATCATAAAGCAAATATGTGAATATTTCGATAAATACCATACCAATATTACGATGGATGTTCTTAAGGTTGAACTCCAAAAACTTGAAAACGAAGTTTTACAGGTAGCATTAAAAGAAGAACTTAGAAACTCATACCAAGCTTCAGAAGACGACGTAGAATATGTACACGAAGAATTTCAGACGTTCTGTAAGAACCAAGAAATGAAGAATGCAATACTTAATTCTGCTGACTTATTAAAAGAACACGATTTCGACGGTATTCGAAATATGATAGAGAAAGCTATGAAGGCCGGTATGGATAAAAACATAGGTCATGAATACAATAAAGATGTCGAAACTCGTTACCGTACTGATTATCGTCCCACCATTCCTACTCCTTGGGCTATTCTTAATGATGGTATTCAAGGTGGTCTTGGTCCTGGTGACCTTGGTATTGTTTTCGGTAATCCTGGCGGTGGTAAGTCTTGGACTATGGTTGCAATTGCTGCGCATGCTGTTAAACTTGGATATAAAGTCAACTACTATACGTTGGAACTCGGAGAAGACTATGTGGGTAAGAGATTCGATTGCTACTTTACTGGATACTCTATCGATGAGGTTAACCAGCACCGCGAAGAAGTTCAGACGTATGTAGATAACTTAAAAGGTAAGTTAATAGTTAAAGAATACCCACCTAAAGGTGCTACAGTTAATACTATTAAATCTCATATTCAGAAATGTATGGATATGGACCACAAACCAGATTTAGTAATTATTGACTACGTAGATTACTTAAGAGCACCTTCTAGAGGTAAATCATTTGAACGTAAAGACGAAATAGATGATGTTTTTATCGCTACTAAAGGATTAGCAAAAGATCTTAAAATTCCAATCCTTACACCTTCTCAAGTAAATAGAATGGGTGCTAAAGATTCTGTTATTGAAGGAGATAAAGCAGCAGGTAGTTATGATAAAATGATGGTAGCAGATATATGCCTATCTCTATCACGCCAGAAAGAGGATAAAGTTCTCGGTACTGGTAGAGTCCATGTAATGAAAAATAGATATGGACAAGACGGAATGACGTACAATGTTAAAATGGACACTAATAATGGTCATATAGAATTCCTAGAAAAAGCCGATATAGACTCAGCAGAAGGTACTACTAGTGACAATTTTAGTTTCGATAGAAACAGTGTAAATAAGATTTTTGAAAAAATTTAGCAAAAACTAAGGCAAAAGGTAAATATATATTATATTTATTACCATGCCCGAAAGTCTAAGACCGACGGGTGTTTTTGTCTTTTTAACCATCAAATATATATAGATATATGAGTTTATTGAAAGAACGGGTTGTGTATAAACCCTTCGAATATCCAAAAGCATACGATTACTGGCTTAAGCAACAACAAGCACACTGGCTTCATACAGAAGTACCAATGTCTCAAGATGTAACTGACTGGAAATCTAATTTAAGAGATCATGAGAAAAATGTAATCGGAGGCATCTTGAAAGGATTTGCTCAAACCGAAACTATAGTAAATGATTA